AAATTTAGATAAACCAGCAGCATCTTTAAAAGTTGTTTCACGTAGATCAGGACACAGTATCGTCATGGACGACGGAGATGTAGACGGAAAAGATCAGTTGATAAGACTTAGAACATCACTTGGTCATCAAATATTGTTAAGTGATGATGGTCAAACATTGTTTATTGTTCATGCCAACGGACAAAGCTACATTGAGATGGGCAGAGAAGGTACTATTGATATGTACGCTATGAATAGTGTAAACATTAGAACCCAAGGTGATTTAAACTTACACGCTGATAACAATATCAATATTAATGCTAAAAAAGATTTAAATATTGCTGCTGATAATATAAAAATTAATGCTGAAACTGATATATCATACCGAGCAGGTGGAAACTTTAGTGGGTATACAATTGGCAAGTATACAGTAAAAGTAGATGGGTCAATGAGTATGAAAGCAGGCGGCGAAGGTTCATATGCCGCTGGTCAACTAATGTATATCAATGGTAGCAAGATTAATTTAAACACTGGCGCAACATCAGTTACTCCGGCAGTTGTACCTAAAATACCTATTGTAGCACATACTGATACATTGTTTGATGCTACTAAAGGATGGGCAGCATCGCCGGGTTATTTATTATCTATTGTTAGTCGTGCTCCGGCTCACTCGCCGTGGGCTAGCGCAGGACAAGGGGTTAATGTTACAGTAAATAGTAATAGCAGTGGAGCATTTTAATGGCAAAAATTAAAGAATTATTAGGTAGTCAAGACTATACCAATGCGGTAAAATTGCCACCTCCTAATCCAGTATCGCCTGCCACACTATCTACAGTGCCTGCTGTAGGAACGGTTAGTGCTTCAATGAATCCCGGAGTATCTGCCGGTATGATTGGCGCAGCCGCAAGTCAAGCAGCCGGCGCATTTCCGAGTGTTCCGGGACTTGGTTCTGCAGTTATAACTGATCCAACTGGTACTATTACTGCTGGCGTTGGTATGTTAGCAAAGACACCAAAACAAATGGAAGCGGCGGGAATATTAAAGCCAGGATCAGCTGCATTAATTACTGGATTGATTCAGCAAGGAATGCCTGTTAAAGCAGCGATGACAAATAATTTGTTTACTGGTTTACCAGGTGCTGAAACTTTAAAAACATTTGTTAATAATATTCCTGCTCAAGCAGCATGTCAAATAGTTAATTTACAGCAAGCACAAACTGCTATGATGATGACCGGAGCAATATCTGGAAAAGAACAACCCGGTCTTGTTGCTGGCATAATAAATTCAGCAGCACAAGTAGGTGTTAAAGCTACTAGCGCATTCTTACAGAGTACAGTAAATGTACAATCAGCTCCTCCACCGCCTCCCATGACAGGTGGAGTAGCTGAAATAAATAATGTTGGACTTTCTAGTTCAGCAAATGCGACCGGGTTTTCTGGTTCTGTGGGGAGTTTTATTTAATGGATATACCTACACCAAGTTCTTTGGCTAATGTAGCATCAACTATATCTGCTGGCAATTTTGCTTCAAACATGGCAACAACTGTAACCGGTGGATTAGGATCTATTACAAACGGAATAGCAGGAATGCCAAGTCCGAATTCATTGTTGAACAGTGCAGCCGGCAATTTGACAGGTGGACTAACCGCGGCAGCAGGTGGACTAGCAGGTGGACTAGCAGGTGGACTAGCAGGTGGACTAGCACGTGGACTAACAGGTAGCCTAACCGCGGCAGCAGGTGGACTAACAGGTAGCCTAACCGCGGCAGCAGGTGGATTAACAGGTGGCTTAGCCGCGGCAGCAGGTGGACTACTAAAAGGCAATCCAGCTGATTTGTTAAAGGGTAAATTAGACGGTATCAAGTTACCTGAAATTACAGGGTTAGCCGGGGCACTTGATGCTGCTAAAGGTATATCAGGTTCTGCGTTTGGAGCAATAACAAAATCATTTAAAGCATTCACCCCGGGTATCCCTCAAAACTTAACATCAATTGCTAAAAAGAATACTGAGTTGTCGGCAGCAGCAGACGCAGCAAGTGCCGCTGCAGGCGGATTGACTGGCGGACTAAAAGCAGCAGCAGGCGGACTAGCAGGTGGACTAGCAGGTGGACTAACAGGTGGACTAACAGCAGCAGCAGGTGGACTAACAGGTGGACTAACAGCAGCAACCGGCAATTTAACAGGTGGGTTAACAGCAGCAGCCGGCAATTTGGCAGGTGGACTAGCAGGTGGACTAGCAGGTGGACTAGCACGTGGACTAACAGGTGGACTAACCGCGGCAGCAGGCACTGCTTTGGGCGGACTAACAGCAGTATCAGGAGGTGCGGCATCACTTGCTAGTGGAGTAAGTGCTTTGGCCGGCGGGCAATCTGCTATAGCCTCGGTAACTAGTTTTGCATCCGGCACTGTAAGTGGAGTCACTGGTACATTATCTAACGTTAGCGCACTAGCAAGTACATTATCTACCAGCGCATTAAATCAAGTTAGCACTGCTACAGCTTCATTGGGAGGAGCAGCAGCATTGTTAACTGGTGGTTCCTTAACAGGAGCAGCAAGTAAACTTTTAGGAGGCGCAGCAGGCGCAGCAGCAGCAGCTAGTGCTTTAGGTAAACTAGGAGGCGCCGCAGGCGCATTAGATGCCTTAAAAAACGGAGTTGGTGGATTAACTGATATGGCAAAAGGTCTGGCCGCTGGCAAATTGGGATTATCTTCTTTAGCCTCAATGGGATTGTCAGGTAGCGCATCAGCCGCATTAGCAGCAAGTATGAATGCTCTTAGTACATCAAGTCCTTTCCCAATCAAAATGCCACAAGTTGCAATTGGCACAGTTGATAGAAGTGAGTTAGTAGCAGCAGCTACAAAAGCACTAGGTAATCCTATAATCCCGGCGCCAAATTATGCTGCCCCTAGCAGTGAGGAACTAAAAGCCCAACTAACCCGACTAGAAAATGTACAAAAGTTACGAGAAGATTATTCTGCTGCGGTAGAAAAATTTAATGCTGCTTTTGCGATAAGACATCCAGAAGCTAAGGCTAAGGCGGCCGAGTATAGAGAAGCCAAAGCTAACTTACCTGAGGGTGATCCGGAACGTGAAGCAATATATGCTCGTAACAAACCTATTGTTAATAGTTTTGTTATATGGGAAAAAGACGAACGAGCCAAACTTGAGGCAATGAGAAAAGCATGGTTAGATGCCCCTACACGATAATCAAACATAAATATAATATAGGATAAATTATGCCAGCGTACATTGGATTCAGCACACTAAACGCAAATAAACCAAAATCTACTAACCTACCTGCGTCTCCACAGGGCGGAGTTGGATCAACAATTGGACCAGTTAATGTTGGTAATAAATTTGCTTTATATGATACCCCATTGGTTATACAAGACTTTATCAACGCATTAAATATTCAACAGGGTCAAAAAGTAGGCAACCCTGGCTATGGAACAACACTTTGGAGTTTCGTATTTGAACCAAACACTTTGGATACTCAGTTTCAATTAGAAAACGAAATTCGTAGAGTAGCAAATCAAGACCCTAGAATGGTAGTAAATTCAGTGAATGCTTATCCACAAGAAAACGGCATATTACTGGAAGTTGAAATGGCTATCAGCCCGTTTAATCAAGCACAAATGTTAAGCGTGTTCTTCAATAACGCTACTAATAGCGCAGTTTTACAATAAAGCTAAAAAACCCAAGTTCTCAGGTATGATAAATACTTAAAAGAGAATAACTATGGCTACAAGTTCAAGACAATCAGCATTATTTGGGGTAAATGACTGGAAGGCCATTTACCAAACTTTCCGTGAGGCAGATTTTAGAAGCTATGATTATGAAACTCTACGCAAAAGTTTCATAGATTATTTGCGTCAATACTACCCTGAAACATTCAATGACTACATTGAATCCTCAGAATTTATCGCTCTACTTGACGTTATGGCGTTTATGGGACAAGGTCTTGCTTTCCGTAACGACTTAAACACCCGCGAAAACTTCATTGACACTGCTGAACGTAGAGACAGTGTTATCAAATTAGCTAACTTGGTAAGCTATACCCCTAAGCGTAACTTAGAATCACAGGGTTATTTAAAAGTAACTAGCATTCAAACTACACAAAACATTTCAGATTTGAATGGATTCAATCTAAGCAATACTCCGGTATTATGGAATGATCCAGCTAACCCATCATGGTTAGAACAGTTTAACACAATTATTAATGCGGCATTAATTAATACGCAACGTGTTGGGTTGCCAGGAAATTCAGCACAAATTCTTGGTGTAAAAACTGACGAATATACTTTACAAATTCCAGCCGGCAGCTTGCCAGTCATACCATTTAATTCTATTGTTAGTGGATTAAACATGAATTTTGAATTATGTAGCGTAACTACAGTTGGTGAAAATTATGTTTATGAAATACCACCTGCGCCTACTAACAGATTTAATATGCTATATCGTAATGATAAACTAGGATATGGTAGTCCAAACACAGGATTCTTCTTTTACTTCAAACAAGGTTCATTGACTAACTTTGATTTTACATTACAACAACAAATAGCCAATCAAGCAATTGATATTGATATTCAAGGTATTAATAATTCTGATACATGGTTATATGAAATAAGCAGAACAAACGGTGCGTTTGGGCCATGGGCAAAAGTAGATAATATATATGCGGATGCATATCTTCAAACTGAAAATAGTGTTAAGAAAATCTTTTCAGTTAACAGTAGATTTAACGACCAAGTAACTTATATATTTGGTGATGGTGTGTTTAGTGAGATACCAGTTGGTAACTTTAGAGCATATGTTCGTGCTGGCAATGCGTTAACTTATACTATACAGCCTACTGAAATGCAAGGGTTATCAATATCATTTAATTATGTAAGCAGAATTGGTCGCCAAGAAACATTAACGTTTGGTTTATCTTTACAAGTTCCAGTGTCAAATGCTCAAGTAAGAGAATCACTTGCTGACATTAAACAACGTGCGCCAAGTCGTTACTATACACAAAATCGCATGGTTAATGGAGAAGATTATAATAACTTCCCATACACCTTGTATAGTTCAATTATTAAATCAAAGGCTATTAATCGTAGCAGTGTTGGTGTAAGTAAGAATTTAGATTTGCTTGACCCAACTGGTAAGTATAGTAGCAGTAACAGTTATGCCAATGACGGTGGAGTTTGGTTAAATGATACTGAAGGATATGCCACACTTACAATAAACAGTTTAAGTGATATCACAACGTTTTTAAATAGCACTTTGGCTTCTATATTAGAAGATAACAGGTCTTTACAATATTATATTCAAAATTATCCTAGATATGCCATTGGCCCAACAATTACTGAACAGGGTACAGCAGTAACTGATCCAAATGAATCAGAAGTATATTGGCAAACAAGTACAGTTGATGCTAATAGTTCTACTGGATATTTTTATGATATTCTTAATTTAGCAGATACCCCAATTCCAGTTGGTACTTATTCAACGTATAATACAAAATATATAACAAAAGGTGCTCTATTAAAATTCATAGCACCATCGGGTTATTATTTTGATACTAACAATAGATTAGTAAGTGGCGTTGCTACAGCATCCACTAAATCATACATGTGGACTACTGTATTAAATGTAATTGGTGATGGATATAATAATGGATTAGGACAATTTGCAAACGGCACCGGCCCAATAACAGTTAACGGCTATGTACCATCTGCTGCCCAGTTAATAGTTGTAATACCATCATTTGATAACTCATTG